ATAGGTTACGTCAAATACTAGACGACCCTGAGACTAGTGGTTTAACAAAAGGTCAACATAAAGCACTAGCTAAACTTGATGCTATGATTAAAAGAATGTTAGCTAAAGACCCGTTACCACCTAGATTAAGGAACAAACTGGTCTTTAAAAAAGCATCTGTTGTTCGTATGAAAAACGAAATAAATAACTTAGATGACCAATTAAAAAATATAAAAGATAATCCTATTCTTCCAGCAAATGAAGAAAAGATGTTTGCTAGGTATTGGAATCACGATTATGTAACTGCGAATAGAGCAGAGTTAGAAGGCATATTATCTGATTGGTATAAAACAAATAATAAATTGTGGGTAAGGGAGCATGATGACTCTGGAAACAGTAAGTGGGTAGAGAAAGAATTAAAGACTGATGATGTATCTACACGAGAAAGAGCTAAAAATACTGTTGATAACATTCTTGGTTTAGTTGATGAAACTACAGAAGTTAATTCATATTATGGAATGGGTAAGTCTAAACACTTTAAACATAGAACATTAGATATTCCTAATGTGCTTGTTAAAGACTTTATACAAACAGACCCAGTAGCAGTAATGAAAGCCTATACTGACAGAGTAGCACCTAGATATGAGTTTGCTAAAAAGTTTAGAGACAAAAATCTTGAAGATGTTTTAGATGATATTGATGATGACATTATGATATATGGCAAAGGAACTAAAGCTGATGCTGATGAAGCTAGAAAGAATTTTATTATAGGATACGATAGAGTTGTTGGCTCTGTATTGCGTGACTCAAATACATGGGACAATAGAACTGCACAAGTTCTTAGAGATATGACGCAAATGACTTATCTTGGTAGTGCTGGTTTTTCTACATTACCTGATGCGGCGAAAATAATATTTGAACATGAGATAGGCACAATATTTAAAACACTAAGTAGTGTATTAGATAGTAGAGTAAGAATGAACGCTTATGAAGGTAGGATAGCTGGTGAGATTTTAGATATAGTTAATAATTCATCTCATATGCGTTTAACTAATGAACTTAATAATAATCCTTTTGCTAGAGGAACATATCAAAAAGTAACGGGTGAAGCTAAAAGTGCTTTCTATATGTTAAATCTTTTAGCACCAATGACTAGAACATTTAAACAAATTGATTCTATGTGCAGAGTTCACACCTTTGTTGATTTAGCAGTTAAACGAGCTACTACTGGTTTAAAGCAACAAGACATGGAAATACTAAGTAGATACAACATAGGTGCTCAAGAAGCTAAACAGATAAAAGAATTAGTAGATATGAATATAATTCAGAAAACTGAAAAAGGATTATATTTATTAAACTCAAAGAAATGGCCTAAAGAATATCATGGATTACGAAATACATTTAGAGGCAGTCTTAATTCAGGAATCCTGAATACAGTTTTAATGGGAACACCAGCAGATTTGCCAGTATTAGTTGATGGCATATTTCATATACCAATGCGTATTGCTGGTAAATTTGGAATGTCAGAAGACCCAAAGGTTAGAGGTTACGCAAGAGTTGAGAGTGGTTTACTTGGTATGCCGTTCCAATTCATGTCGTATTCATTCGCCGCTATGAATAAAATAACTGCATCTATGGCACAAGGTCAGTTAAGAAATACTACTGTTGGTGTATTAGCTAGTCTTGGTCTTGGTTATCTATCATTAGAATTAAAAGCACAAACATCATTAATTGGTAGTGATAAAACTAAAGCGTGGTATTGGGAAAATTTAAGTGCTGAAGATAAAATGCTTAGAGCATTTGACCAATCAGGATTGTTGGCTTTAATTTCTGATATTTATTATACGGCTATGGAAAATGGAGAAAGATTTGGCGTAGATATGGGATTTGGTTTGTTTAATCCTAAAGTTAAATCACGAGAAGATGATACTAATTGGGATAAAACTATGGATACTTTTACTAGTATTGGTGGTGCTGGTATGTCTTGGGGTGATGCAGTAGCTAGAAAAGGGTTTGGTGAAATACTACAAGGTAATTATGGAGAAGGTAGTTCTCAGTTATTAAAAAATGCTCCATTTTTAAAGCTATGGTTTTTGCGTGGGTTCATGGGAGACATGGGTTCAGAGTTAAGACGTAGTAGGTGGTGATGTTTTGTGCGTTGAAATAAAATGTATTTAGAAGTAGGGTTCGGCTATGACGATAGAATTAATAAATAACAGTCCAAGAGACAGTTACACAGTAACGAATGGAAATACTCAAGCGTTATTTGACGTAACTTTTGAGTTCTTTGATTCTACTGATTTAAAGGTTTATACAGATGGAACATTACAAAGTAGTAGCACCTATTCTGTTGCTGGTGGTGATGGTGCTATTGGTTCAATTACATTCACTACGCCTATAGTCGGCACAACTGCTGGTGTTAAAGTAGTTATTACTCGTGAGATTCCTTTACAAAGAACGACTGACTTTCCAACATCAGGTGCGTTTAATATAGGAACTTTAAATACTGAGCTTGATAGATTTATAGCTATTGCCGCCGATTTAAACGATTCTATTAATAGAAGTCTTGTATTAAATACAACTGATTCAGATGCTACTCTTACATTACCTACATTAGATGACAGAAAAGGCAACACATTAGCTTTTGACGCAACAACTGGTAATGCAATAGCTGGGCCTAGTATTACTCAAGTTAATAATGTTATTGCAAATGTTGCTCAAGCATCAACAGATGCTACAACGGCAACAACTCAAGCTGGAATAGCAACAACAAAAGCTAGTGAAGCATTACAAAGTGCTACAGATGCCGCCGCATCTTTAGCTAGTGCGAATCTTCCTACTAGTTTTACTGGTAATTCTGGTAAAATTATTCAAGTAAACTCAGGCGAAACTGCATATGAGTTTGCAACGTCTGCAACAAATAATGGTGTGTTTTATGGATTAAGAATTGATACTTCAACTGGTCATTTAGTAGTTGATAGTTCAACACTTGGGGGTAGCGAAGCGTTTACGTTAAGTAACTATGACAACTACTTCTTTAGTTCGCCAAATGTAACTTTCTCTTTAGACACATCAGGCGATTTAATCTTAACGACACCATAGGAGGTCATAGTGGCAACAATTAATGTCGGAAAACTAAGAGTTAACTGGAAGGGTGCGTATAGTAGTAGCACGGCTTACGAAGTTAATGATGCAGTTTCGAGTGGAGGCAATTCTTATATATGTATCTTAGCCTCAACTGGTAACGCAGTAACTAATACAACTTACTGGAATGTGATGGCAGAGGGAACTACAGTTCTTACAACTGCTGGGGATATAATGACACATGACGGAAGTAATCAAATTAGATTAGCAAGAGGTAACTCTGGGCAAGTATTAAAAGCATCTTCATCTAGCGTAGCTTATCAAAATGAATCAGGTTACAAAGGCTGGAATGTTTTAGAAGCAAATTATGGTGACCCAATTTCTTGGAATGTAAGTCCAACTGCAACAAATACTTATGGTGCAGATGGAAAAAGAGCTTGGTTAGCTGATTATTCTAATAACTGGATTCCACAATATCCTTATGCTAATCCAGCAATGGGCCCAATAGCTAATGCTAAACAAGGCATGGAGTATAAACTATATAGACTGCATTATCATTTGAACACAGAGCATGAATTGTGTGTGCAAGGTTCAGATGGTCATAGTTATTCAATGAATAACATTAATGCTGGATATGGACATAGTGGCTATACCATGATGAGCATGAGTAATGACAATGGTGGCATGAGAGATGGCGACTACTTTGTTAGATTTTGGGCGGCTACACATAGTTTATATGCTTTAACTAAAGATGGTGACTTATTTTGTCGTGGTTATAATGGCTATGGTCAGCTTGGTTTAGGCGATACAACTAATAGATGGTCATGGAATAAGATTCCTACACTTGGCCCTGATGCTACACATTCAGGTGTATCGTGTCAGATAGCTGGGTTTCATTTAAGTAATTCAATGTGCACTGGTGGTGCAAGTTACAATGGTTGTTATGCTATTGATACAAGTGGAAGACTTTTTGCTTGGGGATATAATGGTTATGGTAAACTAGGTAATGGTAATACTACAAACCAAACACTTCCAGTTCATATATCAAGTTTAAGTAATGTTTCTATGGTAGATGCTGGATACAACACTTGTTTTGTTGTTGATACCAGTGGCAATTTATTCTTTGCTGGATATAATCAAAATGGAATTGATGGTGGAGTAGGTAGTGTAACTACATTTACTGACACCAGCCAAGATGACGTTTATCAAATTTTAAATGGTGAAGGATATTATTATACTTCGCTATATGCACACGCACATTACATTAAAACTGATGGAACGGCTTATGGCATTGGTGGTAATGCAGTAGGAACTGTTGGTAATGGTTCAACTTCTCAAGTAAATGCTTGGACTGCTATCGGTGGTTCTACCAAATATAGTGGAATGGTCGGTGCTGGTAATTCTTATTATGCAACAAGAGCAGTATTAGGTGGAACACCAGCAAGTCCAAATAATAGTGTTTATGTTTGGGGGTATAATGGAACTGGGATATGTGGGATAGGTTCTACTACTAACCAACAATCTCCAATAGCACCATCAACTACAACAGAATACACACATACAGTAGCTTCTACGACTTCTAACTCTGCACCAACTAAAACTAATGTTGATTTCCCTACTACTTCAATAAGAAGAATATGGGCAAATAGAGGATTACAAGGTCAATCAACGGCTAACTTTTATTATCAAGATGATAAGTATAGAATTTGGAAGGCTGGTTACACAAACTCTATGGATTATTTTCAAGCAAGTAGTGGTAATGCGAATATGCCAAATATCCAACTTGATTTAAACCCAGCTAATACACCAGCTACAATATCATCTAGTCATTGGGGTAGTTCAGTTGAAACTAAAATTTGCCACATGAATAGTGGTGGCAATGCCTATGGTAGTGAAGGTTTTGAAATGTTCTATACAGAAGATGGTAGAATATTTGTAAGAGGATATAATGGACAAGGACAATTAGAACCTGCGGCTACATATGTAGGACAATGGATACAACTAAGACCTTAAGGAGAAACTATGGCACAAAAACTTTTTAAATGGACTGGAGATTTAATCGAACCTACTTCGTTTGATGGAGATAAAGCTCCTCAATGGTATGGAACAGATGATGATGGTAACAGTTACGGCTTTCTTGAAGAAGCACATGGCAAAGCGTGTAAAAGTTCTAATGATGATTTTGCGGCAACTACTGCTTCGTCAGCTAAGACTTGGGTTACAACTAAATCTCAAGATGCTTTGGCGATTAACAGAGCTTGTGTTGAATCTATTAGAGCAAAGTATACGCAAGATGAAGAGTTCAAAGCATTAAGAACTGCATCAACTGATACTGGTAAAGCCGTTCTTGCAGATATAGAAAAGATTGTAGGTGAACATACTAAATTAAAGAACGCATTGGTAGGCGATTAATAGAGATGTTTTCCTATGGTAATTGCAGAAACATTAGCTGGAATAGCATTAGTTAAGAGTGCCGTATCTGCGATTAAAGAGGGTGTCGGAACTGCACGAGATATAAGCAGTCTAGCAAAAGACATTGATAATCTTTTTGAAGGTGAGAAACAAATACAAAAGTTTCGCTCTGATGCTAATTCAAATCCATTTTCCGTTAAGAGCGTTGCTGAAGAAACTATTAATGCAAAGTTAGCACAAGAACAAATGGACGAAATGCGTCAGCTTATTGACCATAGGTTCGGTCATGGGACTTGGGCAACTATAATTAATGAAAGAGCTAAACGTATTCAACAAGCTAAAGAAGTTGAAGCTGAAAAACGTAGAGCCAAATTTCGTAAACATCAAGAGCTAATGAAGGACGTTACCACTTTTGGTATAGTGCTTGGCGTCATTGCAGTAATTTGTGTTGCACTTGGTTTGCTCTGGAAATTCGGGAGATAGTATGACACCAAAGAAACTAGAACATGATAGCAAGTATGCAGAGTATGATGAAGATGGAGATGGAATAGTTAGTGATTCAGAGTTGAGTCATGTAAAAGAAATAAAAGAGGCTGAATCTAAGTTAAGAAAGAATCTTGCACAACTTAGAATGGCTAGATACTCGTTGATAGGAATGGGAGTATTTACTGTTGCTATGTTTTTTGTTCCTCTCGAAAGGGTTGATGCTTTATCTGATATTAGTAATTTATTTTATATAACGGGAGGAGGTATAGTCGCAACATATATGGGAACAACTGCTTGGACACAACGTAAATGATACTTGTGTTCCAGTTACTTATCTTTATAGGTGATGTGCAACAAAGAGAAGAGATTTATTTTTATGATATTAACAGATGTAAATACTTTGCTGAACGTATTATGAGTCAGCCTTCTTACCCAAAGGGTAAGGCGAAAGTAAATACAACTGCCTACTGCAAAGCAAAAAAAGTTAATTATACAAGAGCATTAAAAAATTTATATGAATAGGAGTTAATATGTTTCAAGCATTAATAGGGCCAATAGCTAGTATAGCTGGGTCATGGATTGAAGGAAGGGTTGCAAAGACTAAAGCTAACGCAAAGAAAGAAGTAGCTATGGCAGAAGCAGAAGCTACTGTCATGCAGAAGAAAGCTACTGGAGAAATTGATTGGGATTTAGAAATGGCTAAAGGTAGCCAAGCGTCTTGGAAGGACGAGTGGATTACTGTGCTATTTTCAATCCCACTAATCCTATCGTTCTGTGGTGATTGGGGAAGAACGATAGTGTTCGAGGGATTTCAGGCGTTAAAAGAAATGCCTGAATGGTATCAATATAGTTTGGGTTTAATTGTGGCGGCATCATTTGGAATGAGAGGTGCAACAAAATTCTTTGGGAGAAAAAAATGAAACTGTCAGGTAATTTTACTTTAGGTGAAATGATAAAAAGTCAAACGGCTTTAAGAAAAGGAATAGATAATACACCCGAGCCTGAGCATATAGCTAATATGAAAGCTCTATGTATGAATATACTTGAACCAGTTAGAGAGCATTATGGTCTGCCAATTATTCCGTCATCAGGTTATCGGAGCAAAGCCTTGTGTCGTGCAATAGGTAGTTCAGATGAAAGTCAACACGCTAAAGGTGAAGCAGTAGACTTTGAAGTAGCTGGTGTTGATAACTATGAACTAGCTAAGTGGATATCAGAGACTTTACCATTCGACCAATTAATACTTGAATATTATTCAGGTGGTAATTCAGGTTGGATTCATTGCAGTTATGTTCCTAATGGTAGAGGTGAGGTATTAACTATGTCTAAAAACAGAGGCTATCAAAGAGGTCTTGTTATAGAGGTGTGATGGAAATACTTGCTCAGTATTGGCATCAAGTATTATTTGTAATTGGTGCTTTGATAGTAGCTATTAGGTTAGAGAGTGAGGTTCGTTCACTTCGTAAAGACTTAGACCAAATAAAAAAAGATTTGGATAGGCGTGACACTTATGTTGAGACTGTTAAACTACGAGCAGAGGTAGATATGCAGTCAAAACAAATTAGTTCTTTATGGGAATTCACCAACAAACTTCGTGATAAATTTAATGGAGGTAAATAATGACCAACGATTTAGTTAAGTTAATTGGTGGTGTAGTAGTTATTGTTATCTTTTGTATATTGGTTATTTATTCCTAAGTAAAAAAAGAGGTGACTAGTAAGTAAGTGTTACCGAACTACTGCCACCCCTTTAGTTACTATAAGGATAGTAGGTAGGCAAAGGAGAACCAATCCAAACCCTACCTACATATTAGTATTTAGAATGGTATCTCTTCTGCATCAGTTGTGTCAATAACATTCTGTTCTTCTTTAGGTGGTGGTGAGTCAGACGCCTGAGTTGGCGATTCCTCCCTATCTCTTGGAACAGTTACTTCCAACGACATATAGTTACCATTCGTATCGTGAACTTTCTTCCACGAAGCTAATCGTTTCTTTTCATTCTTATAGTCTAGTGTTCCCGTATAGTCTGGTTTGTTTTCGTTGTCACTCTTATCGTTGGGAAACAATGCACCAGTTTTTTGGTAGACATCAATACGTTTGCCACCATCACGACTGACTGCCGTAATATAAGCAAAGCGTTCTTCTGTGCCATCAATATCCATCTTACCTTGCAAGATAAACTTTTGGTCTTCAAATGGTTTGAAGCCTACACCAGTGTTAGTATTATCATATTCATCAGACATAAATGTTCTCCTTTAAAAGTCTGTGTTAGTATCAGCAGTATATTTATTGCCGTCCATCTTTCCTAAAAAGACATCAGCATTAAAACCAAGATGCGAGATGGCTTTAGTTAGTCCATCTGTTATTGCCATCTTTGGAGCGTCTTCATTGGTTCTCTCTTTCTTTGCATTATAGAAAGTTCTACACCCAGTAAACGCTCCGTATCTATTGGCTTTATCTTTTGTCCAGATGTATACATGAGCTACTACTGCACAATCACCATTAGAAATTTGTATAAATTCTGTGGTATTGTCCCAACCCCAGCCGTGTCCTATTACACCGAACTCTTTAGTTACTTCACGAACTTGGTATTGTGGGTCAATGGCTGTGAACTTTCGTGAACCAAATGACACGGGTTTAAGAAACTCCTTGTCACTTTTTGCTACACGATTCCACAACGCTAAATTAACATTTTGTTTTTCAGACATTTTAGTTCTCCTTTTTGTCTATGATTGTAAATCTTAATGAGCCACGCTTATCTCGTTTGATTGATAATCTATCGGTATAAACTTCTCGCTCATTATCCTTAACACTTTCTTTAATAGTTTTCTTAACACCCTCGAACTCTTTAGCAGAGCTTTCTAATTGAATGTAAGATTCTTCTAAGACACGAAAGTGATTGTCTTTAGAAGCGTCACGCTTAACCATACCATCAAGAGGTATAGCATTAATTGAAGTATCTATTGCTAGTTCTTCAGCACTAGGTGGTATGTCTTCTTTAACTGATGCCCAAAAAGATATGCCTACCTTTTTAATGTTATCAATATAATCAAAGCTCTTCTTGATATACTGACATTCCCATCTGCGATTACCAAATATTACAGACAAGTAACAACCATCAGCAGTAGATAGAAATAAATATAATTGTATTTGAGGCATATACCTTTCGGCTACTGCCTCCATAGTATTTCTATCATAGGTATGTTTGAACTCTACTATCTCTAGGTTCTTGGTATCTTTAATCATACCATCTATATGACCAGAGAAAGGAACAGACTCCCAAGTAGTTTGGTATTGTTTCTGTTCATTGTATAACTCAACCATATACTCACGACTAAACCATTGTGCATTAAACGGCTCAGTATGAATACCCATTTGAACTGGAAGGTTAAAGGTTAAGTCTTCTATCTGTTCACGCCCAGTCTTTTCTTTCCATACGGCAAGTTCATCACCATTATAGATTCTTACTAGGTCGCTACCTGATAGATAGTTCTTACGCTCTTCACTAGATAATTTCATATCGGTTCTCCTTTTGTTGATATGATTTTACTGCGTAATTGCAGTTAACTCAAGTCTTTTATTATAAAGACAAGTGTATAAATGTTGGCGAGTTTCCATACGCCAACTGATATGCTGATAAAACTCAGCAAAGCTAGGCCAAAACTTGTGTGTTTTCTTTACTTGTTCGATAGCATACACAACAAGGTCGGCTGGAAATTTTGATAACTCAGTAGCTAATGATTTAATTCTTATACCTACGTCTTGTGCTGATTCTTGTGATGGCTTGATAAGAAGCGTAGCAAGGACAGTCAGACGTTGCTTGAGTTCGTCGGTAGGTAAGGCTACCAAACTCATAGACACTACCTCTATGGCTCTCTCTACCTCTTCTAGCGATACATTATTGTTACCTACTAGGTTGATTGACTGAAGATTGAATACTGGGTCTTTATCTATAGGGTATCGAACACGAACATCTTTGTTAACTTTTGATTTGGTCAACGACTCCACTGAAGAAACTAGGTTTGTGTCTATTGTGCGAGGATTGTTTACCTCCATTAATCTTGCTACTGCTTTTGCTTTCTGCGTTCCACTTAAGTCTGTTGTTACACCAGTATCTATATCCCCTACTGATATCTTTAAACCTTGTCCCTTTTGCAAGGTGGTAGTTAATGAACTGAGTTGTTTCATTGTCATGGTCTAGTTCTCCTTTTTCATTTATAGAATTTTTTAATGTATCATTAGGTAACCATTTGTCTAACGCAACATTATTATATAGTTTAGTTGATAGGTTAGGGTTGCTCTCTGCAACTACCTCGTTGCATTGTGCAACTAGTTTCTCTGAGTCATCAGGGAATATTGTATAGATTGTAGACTTCATACTGTTACCTCGTTTGCGTATCAAGTAACCATTTGATTCTAAGTAATTTAATTTCCTAGTTACTGTAACACGATTCATGCTACTGCGTTTAGCTAATCTTTCTAGTGAAGGCCAACATCTGTGTCGCTCTTCATCAGCGTGGTCAGCTAAACAAACGAGTAACCATTTAGCATAGCAGTCTTTAATATCTGCTTTCATGGCACGAGCCATTAATATAAATGACATTTAGTTCTCCTTTAATTTGGGTGCTATCACCTCATTAAATATTTCTTCGCTAAACATTATAACTTGTTTAGGGTCACCATCTCTGCGTCTAAATACTACAACATCTCTGTCTTCAAACGCATTGAATACATTAGGAAAGTTAGACTTGTGTCTATACTTTACCTCTACTACCAGTCGTCTTCCTCCGACTTTGATGTGGAGGTCGCCAGTAAATTCTCCTCCCAACGAGCCAGAGAGAGGGACTTTCTTCGTCTCCACGCCTTGTTCCTCAAGCCACGCCTTGACTTTCTTTTCGTGGTAATTTCCTTTGTTGCGACTTTTACTTGCCATGATTCCTCCGTATAACAATCCAAACATATAGTATAATAGACTGCTGGTTTTTCATGAGCGAGTAAAACTAGGTAGTCCCGTGTCTTGTTATGACACCCGTCACAAACGTATGACTTAGTGCCATCATTTGATAATCGTTTTCTTATGGACTTTGACTTTAAGGCCAAGTGCATCTAACCAACACGCTAACAAGAAACCACTAGGCACTCGTTTGTATTGTTCCCATTTATGCACAAGAGATTTAGCACACCCTATCTTATATGCTAACTCTTCTTGTGACAATTTTTGCTTGTGCCTAGCTACTACAAGCTGGGCGATTATGTCCTGATAGGTTTCAGTCACTACAACTTTTCTTTTGTAATGCTGAAAAGTAATTGATGGCATCATAAACTTTTCGTGCCGTCGTGTATCTGATATCTTGTCCATGCTTCACACGATAATAAGTAGAAGAAGGCACACCAGCTAAGTCGAACCCAATCTTGAGTGAGACTTGTTTTTCTTTTGAGTATTCTTCTAAACATTCTAAGTAACTTTTCATTTATAATCAGTAGCATAAACGCAGTTAACTTTCCACTTCTATTTTTTTATCTAGCGGCACGAATATTTTTATGTGTATAAATCCACCTGACATTGACGATATGCAATACTCGTAAGGACAAGTCTTTAGCCAACGCAAAGCTCCTTCTATATTCTCAACTTGAATACTAATCATCATCATCACCATCAGGTTCTTTATATATAATGATAGTAGTAGCTACTGCTGTGTCATTTGATTCTACATACTGCCAGTTTGTATGCCCATGATAACGCTGACAATAAGAATCAATGTAGTCTGTTGAGTATTTAAAATCTTCCATATTATTCTCCAATTAAATTTTCTAATTCTTCGTCTGTCATAGAGTCCACATCTTTATCAGTAAGTGTTTCTATTCTTGGACGAATAGGTTTTTGTTTAAGTTTACGTTTAACTCTTCGAGGTATTACAACTGTATCTCGTTGATGCACATGATGGTCGGTTATAATTATCTCACGAGTTCTTATAGTATTGGTGCAAACAAGACAGACTCTACGCCTCCGAACAGAGTTATCGTGCTGAAGACGAGAGTCTTTAACGCTTGTTTCATTCTTACACTTAGGACATTTCATCTTGTTCTTCTTTAGTTAAACTGTCCCAGCTAGTGCGACACATCAAAACTCTCTGATGCTTACCACTTATAGCTTTACGTCTGATTCCAGTATCTACTACATGACCTTTGTTAATTAGTTTGACGTATCTTGGTGTTACACTTGAGCCTTTGACATCAAACACCTTCATCATTTCGTGTTCCACTTGGTCGGATATACAACCATGTGAACCGAAGTTGGTAATGATGCGTAATACTTTTGCCTCAAGTTTGGTAGGGTCAAGAGAATAACCAGCTTCTTTACTTGTGGCTGGGTCTGTTCGTCTTGCATGAGAGCGAGGGTTAACTCGTTCAAGTCGGGCAGATAATTCTGCTAATCTTTCTGCGTCATTCATAACTAGGTTCTCCTTATAATAGTGAATGGATTAGGTTTAAGTTCTTTGTTCTTACACTTCAAAGCAAACGAGTCTCCGTCTTTGCCTATCATTGCGTAGAACATATCTTCCATTGGTGTAGTCAAAACTATCTTGTGCTTTGGGTTATACCAATAGTGATTGCAAAGCATTATGCCGTAGTTAATTGACTTGGAACGAGGAGTCACCATAAGCCAATCACTACGAGCATAACACTTGTATTCCCTCTCTGATTTCTGAGGTGCAATTAAATACAACTGCGTCATCAGTAGGGAATCTCGTCATCAATCGGCGGCAAGTCTTTCTTATACTCTTCTTCCCAAGCAGAGATTGCTCGTTGCTCAAATTTTTTCCGATTGAAATTAGGATTATGTTTTGCAATTATCTCAGACATCTTAACAATTTGTGTAGGCCAACTCATCAACGGAGCAATCTCATCAGCTAACACATTGAAACGTATCTGATTTTTGTAGTATCTATACTGTGCCATTAGATATCTCTGGTAGTTTATTGTAATCTCTCATACTCATATCTAACCATACGTCTACTAAGTTAGGTGTCTCATCATATGGTTCACCCTCATCATCAAAGTGAACTGACGTTGGTTCATATGGATTAGCTACTACAAATTTAATACGCATCTCCATGTCATTGTGTGGCATGGTAAATGTTATAGGCATACGCATATCTTCGGGTATCTCTTGGATAAAACTAGGCTGGATACTCCGATTGTATTTATATTTGATAGCCTTGTTATTTAATTTGCGTAACAAATCTTGTGTTAAATATTTAGTCATTCTTAACCTCCGTTGGTTTAGGTCTGTGGTTATAATCTTCCGTGTAATCACGATTTAAAACTTCGTTATATATATCTATAATATCGTTGATATAATTGTGTGCCGTATCAATCTTATATTTGAACTGTGAATTCTCTACGTCTGCTCTTTCTTTTAAGCGTGTTAAACTAGCTAACACCAACTCTACTTCCTTAACGAAAGCTATACTTTTTTTTGCCATGCTAAACTCCTATTAGTAGCAATTAATATTGGAGGAAAAAAAACACCTCCCACATTTCAAGAGGTGTTTTCTTTTCCGAATGTTAAGTTTGATTAGTAGTAAATGTTTGTGTCCACTCAATAAAGATTTCTCTTGCTACGTTTTTAGGTAAGCCAAAGACATCTTGAATTACTTGTGGTGCACCAAACATATTGATAGTTCCTGATTCTCGTAACTCATGTAAGTAATTAAATATTTCGTCACGAGCATCATTGAGTTCACCTTTAGGCATAAGCAACCTCCTTGTTATCTGTTAGGTGATGACTGCCAGTTCCAATACTACTCCAATAGTCAGACTTCATAGCATCAGCTACTAGTTTCTCTCTATTCTTTTGGGTTACTCTTGGGACTGAAGAGTCAACTGTGTGTGTAGACCAATGAGTCATTGCATTATACAATGCCCACTTAGTGTAGCCTAAGTTTTGAGATTCATCTGACATCTGCTTGAGTAATGATTCAGTCTGAACCTTGTTGTAGTTAGTGCTACCTTTACTACGTTGATATGATTTACATATAGTATTGCGTATAAACTTATCGACTTCTTCTTCATTAGTTACTGTGTCTATCCATGCTTTATAAACTTCTTTCTGGTTCATAAAGATATCAAGACCATTGACCATACGCTTACCAATACCATTGATGTTTAAGTGTGTGGTATGCTTGGCATTTATCTTGGCTATGGTTAATGGATTAGCACAACCATTCTTGCACCATAGTCTGAAGCCGTCACTACCTACGCAGAACGCCCAGCTTGTATCATATGATGAATAGAATTTAACACGATACTTAATTATATCTCCGACTTCAGGTTCTATTACATGGTCATTGAATACAATCTCGCCATATAATTTTGCACCATTATCATAGGTGGAAATATCTATGTCAGTATCTTGTGACAACCCACTATCCTCATAAGCATCAAGCACATTTTGCACGATATCTTTATGAGGTATTGGCTTATAGTTTTTACCAACTGTTCCTAACGGAGTGTTGGTATCTGTTCTTACTATACATCTTTGCATAGCAAGAGGAACGGCAACGTCTCGATTATCTAAGACTGCGTTCATTGGCACGACTGCGATTGGAAAATCATAGTCGGGTGCGTGTCCATCTAACGGCATTTGGTTCTCCTTTCCCGATAAGTTATGGAATGTCTGTGGGTCACGATTAAACCTAGCCACTTGAGAGTGAACCCACATTCTGTTGAGTAGTAGCGAGGTATTAAAAAGAAATGTCTATGCTTTCTTATCAGCATCAGTATCCTCCTTTGTTACATCAGTTAATCCCATGCTTATTAATAGCATTTCTAATTGATGCTCTATTAATTGAGTGTGCTTTTTAATTTCGTAAATAGCATTGACAAGTTTCAGCTTGTGTTGATGGTGTTCATCTAAAACTTTGCGATAAGATTCGTCTATTGAATCTATTATCATTTTGTTTTGGTCATCATTAAACTGTGACATGATTGGTTCTCCTTATAAAAGTTAATGCGTAATTGCAGTATATACTATTGGTTGCAGATTGCAACACTATATATTGATTCTATCTCTAACTTTACTGCCATACACTAGGGAGTTAGTTAATAAGATTCGCATCAAACCATGAAAGTCTACTTACTTTTAGACAATAAGGTTTGGTATGACTGTCCCACTTAACAGATAGAATAAGTCTCAGGTATATGGCGACCATTGTAGCAACTTTCCCTGAGAAAACTGGCTAGGTTTTTGTTTGCCTTTACTACTGTGTAATGTAAAGGGATATCAGATACCTAGAAACTGATGCGATAGACAGATAGGGAGGAAACTATCTATCGAATCTTATTATCATATGAAGATTTTGTTAGCCAACTATATTCATCATAGTCTGGTGCTTTATCCTCCGAATCTTTAAAGTAATTATTGTGAGTGCAGTTCATATCGTCTTCTGTTTTGAACTGAATTATTGGGTAGGGTCTGCCTACTGCACGACACTTGGCTAACAAATTGTTACGAATTGTTACAGCGTGTCTGAATGAGTAGGCTTCACCAATAAGTGTGCCGTCTACTGTCTGAACATAATACTTGCTCATTTGTGACACCATAACTGAACGCTAAACATTCCGAATAGTAATGATGATAGTAATAGTATTGAACCTACTGCCCAATGAATGTGGTCAATAGATGTTGCGTATATTATTCTTGTCTCTGATATATCAATGATGTGAAAGCCTACTGCTATCATAGCGAAAGCAAATAAAGCTACACAAATACTAGCGAATCTAATCATTTTAATCTCCCGTTAGATTTGACTGTTGGTTAATAGGAATGTGTGCTCGGCATAAAACTGCTGGGCAACTCCCCCCTCCAGCACCTTTACTAGATGCAGAGAGAGGGAGAGAGGGTATCAATTAGTGCCCTACAAATTGTTACGGAGCAAAAAGAATGGGAGCCTGACGACTCCCACTCAGTCTTAGTTTTACTCTGTTATAGAGCCAAGCAACTTGTCTAGTTCCTTGTTAATTTGCTGGGCGTTCTTAGGGTCTGCAACCTTAGAACTTCTTGGTGTCCAGTCTTTACCAGTAATCTTCTTGAACACGGCTAAGTTTGCCTCGTGGTCTTCGGTGATTACTGAGTTCTCTTGAGCCATGCTCTGATAGATATTAAACTCTTTCTCGAGCTTGACATCTACTACTTCTGAACCTGATGCCTTTCGGAGTTCCAACATCTCGGCTTTCTTATCCGACATCTTGTTACCTGACCAGTCTAAGTCCTTCTTAGAAGTCCAGCACTCGTTACCAGCCATCTGTTCCCTACGATAAGCGTTCTCTTCACCCGAATAGTAGTTAATCACGGCTAATTTTAAATTTACTAATTTTGACATCTCTGCCTCCTTATAGTTAGTTGCGATATCGGGGAATTCCGATATCTCCACCCGACAATCATAACTAGAGTAACCTTCTTAGGTGGGTTCTCCTAATGGTTAGCCTCCAGCCTTACAGAATAAAACACTAGAACCCAGAGGGGAAGGGGAGGTTACTGGTTAGGGATTAGATTCACCCTCCAAATGTCTCCAGACATTTGGCTTGGGTGGACTAATTGGTAACCCTTCCCCTCTTACTGTAGTTGTGATTTCGATAGGTGGAGAATCGGAAGTCCCCCCTTAGATATCGTGACTGACTATAAGGAGACCCTTGCAGAGATAGGCGAAATTAGTAAATTTAATATTAGCCGTCCTGTGAGATTAACTGCTAGTCGTCTTAAAGGTGAAGAGATAAGTGTTCGTAGGCAACAGAGGGCTACTTAGGGAACGAGGGGTGGACTTCTTAGAAGACTCTGGTCGGGTGGCAAGATTCGGAGAAGAAAGTTGAGATGTTACTCGGAACTCCCATCAGGTCGGAAGTCGTCGTGGCAAGTGAAGAGAAGGAGTATTAATATCATCAGGGCGTGGCACTAGAGAACGCATCACCGACGACTGCGAACTTGGCAAACTCGTGTTCGAGGGGATTGCTGGGGAAGGCTGGATACCTAGAAGTTATTTGCAGACACACGACCAGCCAATTATCACGGAACTAGCGATTGGCTCTGTAACAGAACTTGTAAAACTCTGAGTGGGACGAGGAAGGATTCCATTCTGCATGGCGGAGTATCAATTTGTGCGTTGACAAATAGTCGTTAATTTGGCTTAAAGGGGGGAAAGAAAGGGGGGTTTATGACTGCTCTTAAACCAATGAATGAACCAGCCAAATTGACGGCCAAACAAAAAGCACTAATTGATACGCTCGTAGCCACTGGTTGCAGTATTAAGGAAGCCTCGCAACAAGCTGGGTATGCTAAAGGTGAGGCTGGGAGAGTGAGTGCGAGTAAGGCTTTGAGGCTTCCGTATGTGCAACAGTATATGATGGAAGAGGTTGCAAGGAATCTCGGTGTCAATGCTACGAAAGCTGTGAGTAGGCTGGTCAGGTTGTCTGAATCTGCTCGGTCTGAATACGTCCAGCTAGAGGCAAGTAAAGATATCCTAGACCGAGCTGGATTCAAAGCACCTGACAAGCATCAGCATCTACACGCTGGGCAAATCTCCGTAGCCATAGACCTCTCCTAGTGACGGAGGGGTTCAAAAAATGCGTCGGTGCAAGGCAAGGGGTGGACGATACGAGCGATTGTTCGGTAAAGTCTGTTTTAAAGAACGTTGAAAAATTTTTTTTATGGAGAAGTCCGTATGTGTATTCCTAGTGGTTCATCATCTGCACCACCACCACCACCATTACCGAGATGGTTACAAGATACTAGTCAAGAAGAAATAGTTAGTAAGTATGAGCTATCAGAAGATAATAAACGTAGAAATGCACAGAGGCGTTTAGCTAGAAGAAAACTATTAGAGCAGAGTGTGCAACCTTCCTATCAAGATAATAATGATGAAGACCCACCTAGAAAAGGAACTCCTTTTCCTTCTAAGACTGTTCAAAAAACTCAAGAAGAATCTGGATTAAAGGCTCTTGCTAGTAATGAAACGAACAAGGGTGGTTTAGACAGCTATCAATCAGTAACACTAGGTTAAAGGAGGTAATATGAAAGTAGACCCAAAGATTTCAAAGCTAATGGCTCAGGTTACTAGGCGTTTGAGGAAACAAGCTGACCAACAAGCAAAGAAACGAGCTAAAAAGAAACGTCAAGAAATTAAGGCGGCGAGGAACTATAGTAAAGCAGTAGCTATTCGTTATGCGAAAAAGGCTGATAAACCTAAATCAATGATGTATCAAACATAGGAGATATGATGACAAAATATACGTTTAGAGATGGAACACCTTACGAGGGCGATACCATTACAACTCCTGATGGCAGAGTGTTATCAGGTTCAAGTTATACTAGAAACTCAAAAGTATTAGTTGCAGTAGTTGAAGATGTTGTTATTGAAGATACTCTACCTTCTGATGTAGAACCACCAGCACCTAAAAAGAAATCTAAAGCTAAGAAGAAAAATGCCTAAGACACCAGCGTGGACAAGAAAAGAAGGGAAGAATCCCAAAGGTGGTTTGAACGCTAAAGGTCGTGCATCTTATAAAAAAGGAACATTAAAAGCACCAGTAAAGTCTGGAGACAATCCTAGACGAGCTTCTTTTTTAGCTCGAATGGCTGGTAACAAAGGCCCTGATAGAGACTCCAAAGGCAAACCTACAAGAAAATTATTATCATTAAGAGCGTGGGGTGCATCTAGTTCTGCTGACGCTAGACGTAAAGCTCGTGCTATATCTAAAAGAAATAAATCAAAAAAGAAAGGTTAGTTATGAGTTTATATAAAAACATTAACGCCCGAAAGAAAGCTGGAACTAGTCGCTCAAAAAAGAATTCGACTATAACTAAGAAGTCATATGCGAATATGAAAGCTGGATTTCCAAAATCTAAAAAGAAAAAGTAATGACTTACGAAGAGAGGCGACTACTACGCAAAGTTGTTTTAAATGTTCATATGCAATACTTTCCCAAGCATATGTTAAACAATCGTGAGGCAGACAAACTTATTGATTCTTTAATACCCGAAACTGTAGAAGAGTTAATCAAGGTAGCAAAGGACAAAAAGGTTGACCAAATTTAACTACAAGCCTGATGGTGAAACGCTCAAAACATTTATGAAAGACAACTCTTTCTTTCGTGGAATACGAGGGCCAGTCGGTAGTGGTAAATCTGTTGCGTGTTGCGTAGAAGTTTTTAGACGAGCATTACAACAACAAAAAAGTAAAGACGGAATAAGAAAAAGTCGCTGGGCAATTATCCGTAATACTAATCCACAGTTAAGAACTACAACAATTAAAACATGGCTTGATTGGTTTCCTGAAGATACTTGGGGAAAGTTTATGTGGAGTGTTCCTTATACTCATTGGATTAAACAAGACGACTTAGAGTTAGAAGTCATCTTCCTAGCTTTAGATAGACCCGAAGATGTTAAGAAACTTTTATCCCTTGAGTTAACTGGCATATGGGTAAATGAAGCTAGGGAGATTCCGAAATCTATTATAGATGCGTGCACAATGAGAGTAGGTAGATATCCTTCAATGCGTGATGGTGGAGCAACATGGTCAGGAATGATATGCGATACTAATGCTCCTGAAGAAGACCATTGGTGGCCTATCATGTCAGGTGAAGTTCCAGTTCCAGACCATATCCACCACGAACAAGCACGAATGTTAGTCAA